CATTCATGCAGCGGTCAATTCCGATCGTGTGTTGACATCAGCTACACATCCGGTTAGGATTCGTGTATCTTTTGTGTATTCATTTGGAGATGCCATGCGCGACGCCGCCATCAATTTGCGAGCCCTGCCTCAGCAACGCGACCTGATCGACCAGGCCGCGCACCTGCTTGGGAAAAACCGCTCTGACTTCATGCTGGAAGCCGCCTGCGACAAGGCTCAGTCGGTGCTCCTTGACCAGGTGTTCTTCAGCCTCGATGACGCCAAATTCCGGGAGTTCACGGCCATGCTGGATGCGCCGGTACAACCTAACCCAGGACTTGAGCGCTTGCTGGCGGTCAAGGCCCCCTGGAAAGTTGGCGCATGAACTTGCGTGCCCCGGAGTCTTTGTCGCCCGATCATCAGGTCACTTCATTCGCCTGCGGCGAATCGACGCTCGACGAGTGGCTCAAACGCCGCGCTCTGGGCAACCAGACCAGTGGTGCCAGCCGCACATTCGTCGTCACGACTCCGGATCGTGAGGTCATGGGCTACTACGCTTTGGCTGCAGGTGCCGTCGCGCACCAAGATGCGACCCGGTCCATTCGTCAGAACATGCCTGACCCAGTTCCGGTGATGGTCCTTGCCCGTTTGGCTGTCGATGCCCGAGCGCAAGGAATGAAGTTGGGGGCAGCCTTGCTTCAGGATGCGCTGCAGCGCTGTGTACTGGTATCGCAAAACACAGGTGTGCGAGCCATGCTTGTGCATGCACTCAACGATCGTGCCCGCCAGTTTTACGAGCACTACGGTTTCAAGGCATCGCCCGCACATCCCATGACACTGATGCTGCGGATCAATCACTCTTCGACCTGATCCTCAGCCAGCAATCTGGGCCCAAGGGTCTTCGACACTGGACTGGGCGCTCTCCGTTGCACCCAAGCGGGCTCTGGAGCTTGGCGTAAAACCCAACTCCGCAGCCAGCATGGTCATGTCCTTGAGGTAAGCCCGCGCCGCCGTTGAGAACGGGTTGTGCATCACCGGACGGTCCTTGGGGTCCAGCCCTGCGAGCTTGGCGCCACGCACGGGAATCACATCTGATTTGGCTGCCAACCGCATGTTGTATTCGTAGCGGTAAGCGGCGTTGCACCAAGCGGCCAAGAGGTAGACATCGAGCTTGCGCAGCAGTCCTCGTGGTGCGTGCGCGATCGCATGGTCCCAGTAGGCTTTGGCCTCCTCGAGCAACATGTCAGGCGTCGCATCGGCTGCCAGCGCCTCGGGTTGCTGCAAAACGCTCGCTTTTGCGTTAATGGCACGCTTGCCCGGATTTCCCCTGAGCAACTTGAGCTCAATGGGTGCCGGTTTGCGCCCTCGTGTGGCCATGCTGTCCTCTTTCAATCGCGCGGCTTAGCCACGTCAAACCCTGCGCACTGACTCCCAATCGGCGCGTTAAATCCTCTCGCAATAACAAGAGGGCTTTTGGGGAAAGTCGTAACCCTGCCCATTCTTTATCCGTCATCGCCAGGATCTCTTCAACCGATGGGGCCATGCCCACCAGGTCCGCATCATTTATGCGAAGGCTATGAAGGTCCTCCTCGGTGATGCTGGTGCGCAAAAGATCGAGATCTACGTCGCTGCGGTGTCGCTGATTATTTGCTCCCGCCTGAACAGTGGCAGATTTGACTTGTGGCTTTTTTCTAATCATTCAGCATCAAATATCGCCAGTTGGGGGATAGGGGGTCACGAATTTCGCGGTCACAAAAATTTGGGCAGGCGAGCGCATCTTCGCCGCCCAACCGTAGAGATTTGACCCCCCTACCCGTGGGCAAGGGGGTCTAGCGCCTGCCAGCGGTCTCTCTGGCCGTCTTGCTGTTGTGGCAAGAGACGCAAAGAGGCTGCAGGTTGGCCCTATCAAAGCGGGCACCACCGTCCTTGAGCGGCACCACGTGATCCACCACTCCAGCCGCAATCAGGCGATCCTTAGCCTTACAGACCACACAAAGCGGATGCTCGCGCAGCACCGCCGATCTCAGCGTTCGCCAGTCCCTTGACTGGTAGAAGCCCACCTCGGCATCGAACCCGCGCCGCGCGCGCCCGTAATCACGATGAATCAGCGGGTAATGCGCCTCGCAATACCCCGGCTTGGCCATAACAAGCGCACATCCGGGATATCGACAGGGGGTGGGTGCGCGATCGGGCATTGGGTTCTAAATGATCGAAAAGAATTGAGAAAAATCTGCGCAAATTTGCTTGGCTTTCGTCGCGAACAGAGCGTGAATGCGGTTGTCGCTTGACAAGTAACCCACCACCAAGGAGCCCCCAATGACCCAGACAATTTCCCGCGCCGCACTATCTCCCGACGAGATCGCCCTGTTGCTCGAATCGATCGCCCTAGACCACCTGTTCATCGAAACCCTGCAAACCCGCCACCGTGACAGCCTGGACTTCCACGACGTCAGCGTCTGGGGCGTGAAGAGCGCCTTGCAAGCCGCGTTTGACGCAGGCATGCGATCGGCTGACGGTGCACACAAGCGGCCAATGCAACGCAGACGTAAGGCCAATAAAAACCTTCCAACCAGCAGCAGCTTGGCCGTCCTACAAGCGTGACATTGCAATGACTACCACACTCAACTCCAACCAGCAGACCATCCTGGCGCGTGCCGTTCTGGACAGCGCCGGCAAGATTGTCTGGTTCCCCGAACACATAAGGGGCGGCGCCCGCGCCAAGGTGCTCGAAGGTCTCTTCAAACGCGCCCTGATCACGCACGATGGCGATGACTGGGTGGTCGCTGCCGAGGGCTACGACGCCCTGGGCCTACCCCGACCGGGCGCCTTGCCACCGACCGTCAGACTGAACGACCCAAAGTTGGAGGCCGATGTCACCAAGGCCGAGGCCAGTTGGCAGACACCCGGCCAGCACAAACCGGTTCGCGCACGGGCAGAAAGCAAGCAAGCCCTGGTAATCGGTCTGCTGCAGCGCCCCGAGGGCACCACCATCGCGCAGATCATGGAAGCCACCGGCTGGCAACAGCACACGGTACGCGGCACCCTCGCGGGCACGCTCAAGAAGCGGCTGGGGCTGACCATCCACTCCAGCAAGGAAGCTGGTGGTCAGCGGGTCTATCGCATTGATCCCGTTTCTACCGATGCGGAGGCTGCATGAACGCGCGACCCAACTTCCAACGCATCGACGCGCTGGGGCAGCATCTGGCCGATCAAGGGTTTCGCACCCTGATCAGCCTTTGCCCCGAAATCAAAACCGCCAGCCCGGCGCGCCAGGAGGCGGTGTGCGCCGCGATGCGCGCCAAGGTGCCACCTGCTGTCGACAGCCTGCTCAAAGACACCCAGTTGGCGCCCTGCTTGTCCGAAGCAGCGTTTCACAACGCCGTACTCATGCTGGCACTGGCAGGGGTGGAAGCCTGGCGGGCCAACCCCAAACGCCCAAAGTACAGCAATTCAAAAACAAGAAAGGATCACCATGCCCAGCATGTCGAACAGCATTGAACGCACGCCCGTGACCACTCAATTGGCGACTACTGTCGTTACGTAGCCAGGCTGAGCTGATCGTCATCGGCCGCACCTTCGGGGATGGGCTCATCCACCCGGACGGCCTTGCGACCCGTGAACTCTTCCCAGCGCTTGACGATCACGTCCACGTACTTGGGATCGAGTTCAATGAGCCGCGCACGACGTCCAGTCTTCTCGCAAGCAATCAGCGTCGAACCTGAACCGCCAAACGGATCGAGCACCAGGTCGCGGGTCTTGCTGCTGTTGCGTACCGCACGCTCCACAAGTTCCACCGGCTTCATGGTCGGATGCAGGTCGTTCTTCTGCGGCTTCTTGACGTTCCAGACGTCACCCTGATCGCGCGCACCGCACCAGTAGTGATCGGTGCCGTCGCGCCAACCATACAAGATCGGCTCGTACTGCCGCTGATAGTCGGCGCGGCCGAGCGTGAAGGTGTTCTTGGCCCAGATGATGAAGGTGGACCACTTTCCACCCGCGGCCCTGAACGCCGCTTGCAGGGTATCCAGCTCCGATGAACTCATGGCGACGTATACCGCACCTTTGGTTCTGGTCAAGATGTTTTCGCATGCGTCGAACAAGAAGCTGCCGAAGCCTTCGCCCAGGTTGTCGTTCATGATCGGGCGATTCTTGCCGCGCATCTTGTCCTTGGCCGTGTTGGCGTAGTTGACGTTGTAGGGCGGGTCGGTGAAGGTCATGTCTACCAGCTCTTCGCCCAGCAAGGCTTTGTAATCATCAGCCTTGGTGGCGTCACCACACAGTAGCTTGTGCTCGCCCAGGACCCAGATGTCGCCAGACTTCGAGATTGGTGTCTCGCTGAACTCGGGCACGGCATCTTCATCGGTGAGACCATCCTTCGTGGCTTCCTCACCAGCGATCAGTACTTCCCACTCCTCTTGCGAGAAGCCGGTCAGGCCCAGATCGAAGCCTGAAGCCTTGAGCTCCGCCAGCTCGATGCCAAGCAGTTCATCCTCCCAGGAGGCGTTCTCGCCGATCTTGTTGTCGGCCAGGATCAGGGCACGCCGCTGCGTGTCGGTCAGATGGTCCATGGGCACCACTGGCACCTCGGTCATGCCGAGCTTGCGTGCTGCCAGCAAGCGACCGTGTCCAGCGATGACATTGTTCTGTCCGTCCACCAGGATCGGCGCACCCCAGCCGAACTCCCGGATGCTGGCGGCTATCTGCGCCACCTGTGCATCCGAATGCTGCTTGGCATTGCGGGCATAGGGGATCAGCACATCGACTGCGCGGTAATCGAGTTTCAGAGGATTCATGTGGGCGCCGGAAATGCAAAAACCCGCGCCGGCAGAGTCGGTCGCGGGTTTCGGGAGGACGCGTCTTGCGGTGCGGGTGCACTGCTCAAGACGCTGTCCAGAAGATAGCTGAAATACTACGCCATCGAAGCCGTTTTGTTGCAGGCCGTTTTCGGGCTGATCTGGACATTCAAGGCAAGACAAAGACAACCAGCCAACGCATTACCCTAAATTGCTCAGGTTTTTGGATGGCATTGCGCAGCCTGCAGAGCCATTGAGCTGGACCGCGACCAGTTCCAGTGCCCGCTGCCAGCGCCGCCACGCTGTGGTGCGGTCGCAAGCGAAGCGGCGTGTGATCTCGCGCCAGCAATAGTTGTCGGCGCGCATCCACACCAGGTGACGCTGCTCGACCTCCAACCACTGCACCCAGCGCATGACCTCGAGCATTCGTTCAACGGCTTGCGGACTCGGCGGGAACGGGCGGTAGCCTTGATCTTCCAGCCCAAGCATTTCCCAGGGCTGCCGCACGATCTGCGGCCAGGTGTTGAAGTAGCCCTGAACGCGGACGGGTGGCAGGCGACGTGCAGTGACCACGGCTTCGTGAAATCGCGACGCGACGTCCTCGATCGTCCAAGAGATTTCATGTCGTACCACGTGAACGCCCCCCAGATCCGTAAAGCCGCTCCCCGATGCGGCGAATGAATTCACGCTCGATGAAGTCCAGACGCGTGTCCGACTCACTAACGACCAAGATGTGTTCCTCCCGCCAACCGCGCTGTTTGACGACCTCGACGTCAACGCTTTCCGGCTGCATGCGACCAAGCGGGCAGCGGTAAGGGGGTATTGGAGTTCTCATGTCATGCCTCCTGCTCATTGATGGACTGGGACGCCCAATGCAAGAGCGCCAGCGCATCAGCCTCGTTGTCGTCAGTCGGCACATGACCAAGCCTACGCATGGCTGTAATCATTTCGTCCTTGCTCGCGTTGCCCTTTCCGGTGGCGTGCTTTTTGATCGTGCCGACCGGTACGCCCTGATACGGAATCTGGTGGTGCTCGCACCAGCTGGTGAGCGTGGCGAGGAACCCGCCGTAGGCGTGCGCCGCATCGGTCGAGACATGCCGACGCACCTCCTCGAAATGAAGCGAGTCGATCCCACCTGCGTGCGCCTTCAGCTCGGTAAGCCAACGCTTGAAGCGCAGAAATCGCATGCCGCCGCCCTCAAAGCGCTGCGGCCGAAAGCTTTGGGTGCCGCTCGTGATGGCGCCATCGGGCGAACGCAGTGCCCAGCCCGTGGTGGTGCCCAGGTCGAGGGCAAGAATCGTTGAAGTCATAGTCACAGTCCCTTTCTTTGACGGGACTGACGGATCGGACGGGGTCTGTCGAAACTTCCCATGAAGCGCGCGCGTATGCGCGTATAGAGGGTTACGAGGAACTGCGTCAGATCCGTCAGTCCGATGAGTTGGCATAGGCTTTCAGTTGTCCGAGTACGGGGTGTAGCTGGGTACCGTCGGGTGCTTGAGACCCAAGCCGCGAAACCCTCTCAACCCGGTTGTGTTGCGCCATTTCTCGATCCCGCGGCTGAGCAGGAGATCTGAAAATCGCTTCTGCGAGCCGATGAATTCGCCTGCCGAATCGGCCCACTGCTTCCAGTCGGTAAAGAGCTCGGCAGTGAGCGACTTCGCATTGGGTTCGCTCACGCAGCGCTCCTCCAACCAACGTCCGAGGGCATCCTCAGCCTCGAAGTACTCCTCGGTGGCATCGAGAACCTGCTTAGGTGGATCCAGCCTGCCAATGCGCTGCCACTCCAAGCATCCCTGAACCGCCCATGCGAGGATGCCGTCGCGCTCAGCCAGAAGTTTTTGTTGCAGGTGCTTGTCGCGCTTCTCAGGCGGTACCGTGATCGTGAAAGGGATCAGGTGCAGACGGCGCTTCATGGCCTCGTCGATATTGCGGATCGCCGGCTTGTGATTGCCTGCCACAAAGAGCTTGAACTGCGGGAAAAACTCGAAGAAGTCCTGACGCATGAAGCGCGCGGCAATCTTGTCGCCGCCGGTCAAGTTCTTGACCTTGGACTCTGCCCAGCGACGGCCTTGTTCGGTTTCGATGGCTGCCACAAAGCGCGCGCCACGCAACCCGGCCATATCGGTGGGGTGCCGGTCTGTACGGGTCTCCATGAAGGTATCCATCGGCGCATTGGTCGCGTAATCACCCAGGATCGTGGCCAAGGTGTTCACGAACACTGACTTGCCGTTGGCACCGGTGCCGTAGAGGAAGAACAAGGCGTGCTCGCGGGTCGATCCAGTCAGCGCGTAGCCGACCATGCGCTGCAGGTAGGCCTGCAGTTCCTTGTCGCCACCCGTAACCTCATCCAGAAATTGCAGCCAGATCGGGCACTCACCGCCGGGGGTCGCCGTGGTGATCTTGGTCATCCTGTCGGCCCGGTCATGCGCACGCTTTCGTCCTGAGCGGAGGTCAGTCACGCCACCCGGCGTATTGAGCAGCCACGGATCGGCGTCCCACTCGTCGGTCGTCGCCGCATGCCTGCGGTCAGCTCGGGCCAGTCGCTCAACGCCGCTTACCGTACTGGCGCTTGCCAGTTTTGCTGCAACCTTTGGATTGGCGGCCTTCAGTGCGGCGTGACGACAGACGCTGCGTATCAGATCTGTCGCCGCAAGCGTGTCCTCGGTGCGCCAGCGACAGCCGTCCCAGACCAGCCAGCGACCCCAGGTGGCGACGTAGCGCCAGTCCCGGTGGAAGCGGCGCGTGAAGGCCAGGGCGAGCGCATCTTCCGTACCCCAGA